AAAATTACGACACAGGAATTATGGGATCAATTAAATAATGGTCCTATAACATGTTTGTGTGGTTGTGGAAAACGAACAAAGTGGATTGGGTGGTGGAAAGGATATTCTCAAGTTATCAATGGCCACAATGGATCAATTTATAAAGTCATGGAACATGCTAAGGCAGCAGAAACCGCAAAGAAAAGATCAGAGTCTTTAAAAGGAAAACAAGGATGGGCAAAAGGATTGACTAAAGATTCAGATCAAAGAATTAAAGATAGAGCAATCAAAACGTCTGTTGGTAGAAAAGCTGGTTTTGATGAAGGAAGAATTCATGTTTGGAATAAAGGATTAACTTCTGAATCTGATTGCAGGGTAGCTTCTGTAAAAGAAAGTTTAAAAAATAAATTTGCATCTGGTGAGATTGTTCCTTGGGCTAAGGGATTAAGCAAAGACACAGATGAAAGAATTCAAATCCTGTCGCAAAAAGTTTCATTGAAAATGAAACAAAAACAAATCAGGGACAGGTTGGATCATCTAAAAAGATTAAGTCATGAAGAAATAAGAGGTAGAATAGAAAACTCTGGTCACCTAAAAATCGTTGGAGGATTGGAAAACTACATCAACGACGCACAAAAAATCATTGTTGTTGAATGTAATAAATGTGGCAAACAATTTCAAGGATCGCTACGTAGTCTGCAACGTGGTCATTGTTATCACTGTTCTCCAGGAGGATCTGCAGCGCAAGAAGAACTTGCAAGGTGGATTGAATCAGTAGGATTCAAAGTAACAAGAAATGTTAGAAAAACCTTGGGGGGATTAGAACTTGACATTGTCATCGAAGATAAAAAACTTGCTATAGAATACAATGGATTGTATTGGCATAGCCATGTCAATAAAACACAAGGATATCATAACAATAAAACGTTGAGTGCAGAAGCTACAGGAATGAAATTAGTTCATGTCTTTGAAGATGAATGGAGAGACAAACGTGACATTGTAAAATCGATGATTCTTTCGAGATTAGGGGTTTCTTCAAAAAAAGTGTATGCAAGAAAGTGCAGCATTCGAGAATTATCAAGAGAAGAAAGAAAATCTTTTTTTGAAGAAAACCACGCAGATGGAGACGTTTCTGCAATTACAGCTTGGGGGTTGATCGATTCTTCAAAAGAAATTGTGTATGCAATTTCGATAAGACGGCCGTTTCATAAAAAACATGAAGGAATCGAAGTCGCAAGATGCTGTCCAAAGCTAAATCATAACATTCCAGGAGGGTTAAGCAAACTGATAGCGCACGCTAAGTCCTGGTCAAGACAAAAAGAATATAAAAAAATTATAACGTATGTTGATAAACGTTGGGGAGGAACTGGATGCGGGTATACGCATGCTGGATTTAAGGAAATTTCAATCACGCCTCCACGCTTTTGGTGGACAGATTTTGAAAACAGATACAATAGATTTAAATTTAAAGCAGATTCTTCAGAAGGATTAACTGAAGCGCAGGTTGCAGATTCAGCTGGAGTTGTAAAAATTTGGGGTTGTGGAAACTTAGTTTTTGAACTAGACCTTTAAATCTCTGATTGTAGATTGTTAGATACTATAAAATCCAATGATAGATAATCAATGGATTTTGGAGGCTTGATATAAATTTTTCCACGGACCGTTTGATTGTCTATGTCATTCGTTGAAGCTGTTTCAAATTCAATTCTGTAATTTTCTATTCCGCCTGTCGCCTTAATAGAATCAAGAGCCTCAGAAGCTTCTTGAGTAAATCTATCTGAAATTATTGTTCTGTCTTGTTCAAACAAAAGACGCAACGATATATTTCTTACTCTTTTTCTAATGTTAATAAGCAATCTTCTTGTACTAATTCTAGACAATGAAGACATGGACTTATTTAATGTTTTCTGACCTCCAATGACCACGCCAGAACCGATACCATTTATTATCGTTCCTGCTACATTGGAAGGCGCATATAGAAAATTAATATTCTTTTTATATAGAAAATCTACATCAGATTTTTTTAATTTTACTATTGTAGAATCAACGTCGGGAAGAGATCCTCTAATGTTTCCAGCTGGTGATAACCAAGGTTGACCGAAAAGATCATTTACTGCTAGACCTCCTAAGACTGCGACGGAAGGAGGAACTTCAATAGAGCCAAAACCGTAAGTAGGAGCATCAATTTTTAATGATACGTCAGGATAATATGCTGCAGCATAAGATGTATTAATTGCTCTGGATTCAAAGTTGTCAATCGTTTTCTGCAAGTTTGGTATCAATTGATTACTATAAGCGATAGTTTTAGATATTTCAATCTGTTCATCATTATCATCAATCTGTTCAATATCCATCACATACAAAGAGTCCATTCGTCTTTCCGCTACATCCGCTGCTTCATCAGTTATAATAGGGGCTCTTATCCCTGGAATTGCTAGTACTTGCATGTCTACTGCAGATGTGTCTGCAAGTATTTCTAAAGACTTTAGATAAGCTGCGGTCGTAGCTGCGGAAGATTTTCCTCTAGTAGGATCATTCATGTCTGCAACTACGGCTAAGTTTGTCAAATTAAATTCGTTCGAATCAAAAACGTTTGTTCCGTCAAATCCTCCGCAAAGCGTCGTTTGAAATGATAAGAAATTTCTACTTGTTACATCTGTAAAATCTGATATATCGACTCTTCTAGTTTTTTCTACATCATCAACCGTTATAATTCCATTCCTAACGTATCTAGCATATTTCCAATTTTCGTTTGGAGAGTATCCCGTTGATCCAGTCACAATTTTTACATTTTCTAATGTAAAAACGTTATTGCAGAATCTATCTGCGTCCAATATTCCAAGCTGAGTAGTATCTTGAACTCCTTGATTATCAGCTACTGAAAAATTCACATTAATTGTTGAATGATTTGGATAATGTTTTGTAAAGCTATCAATCGATTCATTTATGTGCTTAAAATTATTCTGTTTTTGTTGGTTAACAATATGATCAAATTTAATTCCCCACCTTCTTGTCTTGGATACGTCTTGAACATCACCATTAAAAACAGAAATGTTGTCAGCTAACGGTAGAGGATAAGTTACAAGATTTTTTAAGAAAGTAGAATCCAATAATGCTGTAGAATCCTGACCTCCTAAAGAAGCCATAACTGAAGACCCAGAGGTTACAATGTGAGGTATTCCTCTGAAACCCATTGGAATTGTATCGTAAGGAATTTTATCATTTGAAACGTCGTTAGACATTTCTACTCTAATGTATTTTGAATTGTTTGGATAATTTCCTTCGAAAACAAGCTTTTGACTATCATCAGGTCTATCAAAATCGAAGTAAGTGTTAGAATCTCCTATCACTTTTGCAATATATCGATCAGATTTTGGATTCAAACTTAAATTAATAAACGTTTCTAATGGAGAATCTATTTCATCAAAATCATGCATTCTTCGTATCGTTAAACTAAATGTTCCAAATTTTAATTTGGATTCATCTTCAATCAATGAAATATCATGAATTATGATCTTGTATTTTTCTCTTTGATATCCTGCATCTAAAGAATGAAGCTTAAATAAATTTATGTATTTGCCATGAATTTTTTGAGAAATAATCCAAGGAGTAGATGCATAAGAAAATCTATCTCTAAAACCTTCATAGTTTGGAACGGTCAAAGACCCGACATCTCTTTGTAAAGAAGATGTTAATAAAAACACAGATCTTTCAGTAGAAAATACTCTAGAAGAATTACTGGCGGCACCTGCGCCGGATGAAATTACACCGACTCCAGTTAACGTTGCAACGGCTGGATGTATATCCCAATGAGATGCTAAATAATGGCCAGCTTTTTGTGCTAATGAAGCTGTAGTATTTAAAACTCTAGTTATATACAGAGGAGACTGCATATCTAAAGATGCAGTTATAACATTCGGATAATCTTCAGATCCTTTGTGTCCATTCAATAAGATGATAAATTGTTGCAATTGATTACCAGAATTTTCATCAAATAATTTAATTGCACCTAAAGTTGTTCCTTTTGCTGAAGAATCAGAAGCAATTTGTGTAGAAGAAGGTTCAGAAGAGTCATATCCGGCGACGGAAGAAGATAATCTTAAAATGACTCCTGATGGAGCCATTAAAATTCCACGGACAATTGGTACTGCCGTATTTAATCCAATTCCGTTAACGCTTCCTGTTCCTTGTAGGCCAGCTGAGTTAAAAATGTTAGATCCTACAGATTCAGACATAAAACACCCTAAGAAGTATGTTCTTCCTAAGGGCCCACCTGCATTTGCATATGGATTTTTATTGATGGATCCAGAAAAATTTTCTTGATCTGGTTGTTCTTCTCCAACGGTAAATCCAGAATTTACTACATCTCCTGAAGTAGATCCTGTTTCAACTCTTTTTTTACAATTTCCCGCCCCTAAAACTCTCATAAAAGTGGCTGATCCGCCATTGCTTATGTGCGTTTGTACAGCCAACGGTCCATAATCAGTTAATCGTTCATAAGAGGAAACCCTGGATCCAGACACATAGGGAATTCCAAACATGTCTTGAAATTCTTGAACTTTAGAAAAACCCATTGGGACGAAAGCAGGTCCTTTAGGGGATGTGCCTATAACAGTCGCGGGATTTGAAACTACATTTCTATTTAATCGCGGAATTATGCCGGCATCATTGGCTGTAACTCCAGGGCTATTATACTTGACTTGTGGCATTTAAATAAACTTCTATTGGTTCATAACTATGCTGCTTTTTAATCTATATAACCAAGATTTCAAAACAAAAAATTAAGGGCCTCATAAGAAGC